TATAAGCGCATAACTAACTACTACTTCAAGTTTATTAGCAGTTTCTGCTTGAGCTTTTATAGCATCTCCTGCTTCTAAATTCAACCCCTGTTCTGTAGCATTGACTGTGCTTGTAGCAGGTATGTCTTTTCTAAAAAATTCTACATCTGTACTAGCAGAAGAATCTCTTAAATCACAATTAACTAACACAGCTCCTGTGCTGTTATTAGATACATATACAGATTTTATAATAGCTATAGCAGACGTGGATATAGTTAAAAGAGTTGTCATAGCCGTTCCGTCTAATATCTTAGATGCGTTTTTATATTGTATTGTCATGATAAAAAATAATTAAAAGCGTCTTGTTCATTTTTTAAATCTTCTTGAAAAGAAAAATTAAGTTGTTGTTTCATTGTAGTCATTGACTCAATAATTTGTCTTTGATTTTCTACGTCATATTCTTGTTTAGGTTCAGGTATATAGTTAGTTAGTTTAGCCATTATTTTCTAGTTTTATCTACACCTTTTATTTTGCCTTTATTCTTTGAAGCATAAAATACAGTTTTACCTTTTTTCTTACCGTATCTGTCTTTCATAGATTTCATTATTTTTTTACCTTTTGTAGTAAGTGGCATGTTATCTCCTTCCGTCTGGTTGAGCATCCATTCTAAAACTACCGTAACGCCAAGTTTCACCTGCAGCATCATTTTCTATTTTTAAAGATAGTAGTCTTCCTCTCGCTCTAGTATCTACTTTATCAGTAGTGGTTGTTATTGTAAAGGGACCTAAAGGTGAACCAGATTGAACGTCAGAAGGATAATCTGATATAAATAACGTTACTTTAGAGTTGCCCACTAAGAATTTATAGTCAGGCATAAATCTTCTCATAGACATAAATAATTCACCATCATCAATATCAAAATCTCCAGATCTAATAAAAGCATTAATTGAGCTTCTGCCTGAACTATTAACTTGATCATTTCCTACTTCATGAGCGTAGTAGATAGACGCTCCATATAAATTGGTAATACCTAAAATATCTGGAAACACTGGAGTGGTTGTAGATTCATAATCCGTTGCATAAGGTTTAACAAAAACACCTTGATCAGCGTAAGTAGTTCTATCTAATGATGAAGTAGTCCAAACATTTTCTTGATAATTGTAAGTCACACATCTATCTATTTGTTCTGATCCATCTTTTGGATAAAACCAATTTACTTCAGTATATAAAGAATTTGGTGAAGAAAAAATTACATCAGATGCATTGAAATTAAGACCTAAATTTCCATTCTGAACTGTAAATACAAAGTCTTCTACTAAACAAGGTAAGGCTTTAACAGTACCATCATACATAAAAAAACCACCTTCATTAGACATCCAATATATAGCACCATTAACATAAGAGGCTGCATGCTGTCCTATGCATCCACAGTTTGTACCAACTTGTCTAACACTAAAAGTAAAAGGTGGACCAACAAATTGAATTACATAGGCAGCGTTATCGGTTAAAACAAAAACATAATCTTTACCTTGTAAAGCTGCCCTAATTTCATTACCGGTATCTAATCTAAATGTACCCGCAGTATTAGTAGCAGTAGGTAGATAAGTGTTTAAATTTTCTTGATTAGAAAATCGTACAAACATGGGATCTTGTGTTGTAGGATCACCTATAGTTGTTTCAGTTCCAAAATGGAACAAATGTCTATCTCGATCAGAAACTAATGTAAATCTGCTGGCTGTAGGATTACCTGTTGTTACAAAACCCGATGTAGACAAAGAGGCTCTTATACCTCTTGCTCCGGATGCTCCGGCATTCCATGTAAATGTTTTACCATCAAATATTGTAGCAACTAATACTTGACCAAAATTATCTAAACTCCAATTTCCTGGAGCAAGAATCACATCACTAGTTGCACTTTCAGTTCCCCATGTGCTAGATCCCCATAAATCTGTACCCCAACCATAACCTGCAGTTTGAAAAGTAGGTCCTACTTCAATATAAGGATTAACAGTTGCAGCTCCTGCCGCAGTCATACCTGTACCTCCTTCATTCCTAGAAGCTAATATAGTAAACTTGTCTACATCTGGAGTTGTTTGTATTTCATAAACTTGTTGTAATTCTGCAGGTGTGTAGTCTGAAGCACCTGTAACAGTCACACCAGATAATGTTACATATCTTCCTTTAGCTAAACCATGAGATCCTTTATTTATAGTTACAGTATTTGAACCATTAACCGTTGTTATAGTACATCCAGTAATCGCTGTGTCTAACGGCGTAATATCAAAAAAATCATTACCATAATATAAAAACAAACCTTGAGAGGTTCCTATGGCTGCATATTTTTCACCTGCTAAAGAGGTCCAAGTTAACTGTGCTCTAGCTGCGCCTGGTAATGTTTTAGATGCAGCGGTCAATTGCTCCCAGCCACCTATTTTTTCAGGGGCGGTGTATCTAAAACGTACAAAATCACCATCTACCCACTGTCCAGGAAGAGCGGAGGGTACGCTTTGTTTATTAAAACCAGGTGCAAAATCTACTTTTTTTAGAGCCATAATTGTGTTATATATTAAAAATATAGAGAATGAAAGATACAAAAATATGTCCTTTGACCATAAAATAACAGATTTAAAGTATAGAATCAATGGATTAGTTCCTAAAAATGTTTGTCAAAAATTAATTAAGACCTTTGAAAAATACTCTGAATTGTCAACTATAGAAGGAAGTTATAAATTTAAATCTGGAAAAGCTCAAATGGATAATTTTAAGTGTTTAAACTTATCAACTATTGTTAATCCTAATGATGATATAAAAGAAGCTTTTGATATTTCCAAAATGTATATTTCAATAATGATAACTAACTATATTTTACACATTAAAAAAAATATATCTCCTACTTTTAATGATTATTTTTTTAACAATACAAATAATGTTCGTATCATAAAATATAAAAAAGGAGAATTTATTGACGATCACAGTGATGTTGGAGAAAATATAAGAGCTTCTTGCACATTAAATTTAAATGAAGATTATGAAGGAGGTGAGTTTAGATTTTTTAATGGCTTAATAAAAGAATCTTTTAAAACAGGAGACGCAATGTTGTTTCCTGCAGAGCCTATTTGGATTCATGGCACAGAACCAGTAACAAAAGGCACTAGGTATTCAATAAATTGTTTTTTAAAAAATTAATGAAATTAATATATTCAATTCCTGATAAACTTTATTACATACAAAATTTTTTAGATTATTCTACTTATAAAGGAATTCATAATTCTATATTTAAACAACGTAAAAGTATTAATTTGCATACTTCTAAAGGTCTATGGCCAGAAGGTTTAATAGAAAATATAGTCCCACCAAAAAGAGTAGGTGTATCAAATTATCCGCCGTTTGAAAAATTAAAAACTTTAACTCATCACAATCAATTTTATCAATTAAAAGATTTTAAAGATATTACTAGTAATATTCATTATATGGAAAAAGGGGCAGGTATTAATTGGCATGATGATAGCGGTTGGACATATGGAGCAACATATTATATTAATAATAGATGGAATAATCAGTTTGGTGGAGAATTAATGTTTAATTCAGAAAATGGTCATGGTTATATACCCATAGTAGGTAATTCTTTAGTAATAATAAAAGCTCCACTTAAACATAAAGTTAATCCTGTGTTAAGTACAATCATACCAAGAGTTTCAATACAAATGTTTATAAAGTAAAAAAAAATAAATGAATGAAAAAATAGTTAACATAAATAATTTTATAGGTATCTATGATAATTACATTACTGAACAAGAATGTAATAAAGCAATTAAATTATATGAAAATCAAAATAAATTTAATAATACCGTAAATAGAATAGGTGGGGAAAAAGCATCAATATTAGAAAAACAGGACCAACAATTTTTTGCAGCACCTTTTAATTTAAATGTATGGTGGGAATCATTAAAACCAATGATGGTAAATTTTGATTTAGCTTGGAATCACTATGTTAAAAATGTAGGAGCAGACCATGCTTATGGAGTTCCTTTTCATTTTACAGATTTAAAAATACAAAAAACTTTACCTACAGAAGGTTATCATGTTTGGCATATAGAACATGGAAAAGGTTACCATAATGAACCACGTGCTTTTGTTTTTTCTATATATTTAAATGATGTAGAAGAAGGTGGAGAAACAGAATTTTTACATTTTTCCAAAAGAGTAAAACCTAAAACAGGTAGAATTGTTATTTGGCCTGCTGGTTTTCCTTATGTACATAGAGGTAATTCACCTTTATCAGGTGAAAAATATATTCTAACTTCGTGGATGATGTTACGATGATAAATACTTATAATTTATTTACTGTCCGTGTATCTCATGGAAAACTACCTATTCCAATCGATATATATAAAAAAGTATTAAAATTTGTAGAAGAAAATTATAAGACAGAAGATAACATTTCTTGTGTAAGTGGATTTCAATATCACGAAACTTTTGAAGGTAAAAAAGATTTAAATCAATTTATAAATAATTATTTAAATAATGTTTATTATGTTAAAATTATTCATAGTTGGTTAAACGTGTTAGAAAACAACTCTTATAATAAACCTCACTCTCACACAGGAGATGGTATTAAATATGCCGGTGTTCTTTATTTATCTGATGCAAATAATAATATTATTTTTTCAAAAAATAGTGAAGTTTTTGAAGTAAAACCTAAATTATTTGATTATTTAATATTTCCTTTTGATTTGCTTCACTATGTTTTACCTGAAAAAAGAAAAGAAAAAAGAATTTGTTATGCTTTTAATTTAAGCGCTGTTGATTAAGATGAGTATGATGTAGGTCTTGCACCTAATCTAGCAATTTTATCAGCTTCTGTTTCAGCAGGACTACCATCTTCATTAAGAAGATTATCATTATCCCAATTAGATTGTAATTGAGCTAAGTGAGCTGAATCCCATCTAGTAGTGAAGTCTGTAAAATCACCTAGGTTTGCATCTTCCCAGCTAGAGTGAGAAGTTTCATCTTTATATTCCACAGTATCACTTGGATTAGATGTTCCATATTGAATAGCCCAAATGTTATTCCATTTAGCTAATCCCCAAAAATCATCATCAGAAATTTTATATCCAGTTCCAGCTGCATCTCCACTTTGTTTAATAACAAGTTTGTCTCCGAATACTACTGTCCATGTTGCGTTTGTTGCCATTTTTTCTCCTACGTCTTAATTATATAAATTACTGTTAAATAAGGTTGAACAACCGAAGTTGCATCACCTGAAAAGTTTGCACTCATATTATGAGAGTGACCACTACCTGAACCTGCATTGGCAGTGTTCTTATTACCAGTTGCTGATGGAAAACCACCACCAACATTACCCGTTTGAAATGGTGCTGTAGGGTTTGTTATAGAAATATTGTGATCGTGAGATGCAAGTTGAGCTTCTGTTAAAGTTGCATTAGCCGTTGATCCACCTACATTTCCAGTAGATTGAACTGTGTTTGCCCCTGCTGTTGACCCTAAAGCTTTGTTATTAGATTTTCCAACCGCTACGTTATCACTTAAATTTGGTACAAGAAAAGTTGATGAACCATCTCCAGCTCCATAAGTTGTACCTACAATTGCAAATAATGCAGAGTAAGTTGATCTTGAAACTGTCTGACCATTACACTCTAAGAAACCTGTTGGTACTGATGCAGAAGACCATGGCACAATAGTTGCTGTAGGAATTCCTTCGATACCTGTAAGGTTTGCTCCTGAAAAATCGTATTTTGTTGCTTCGTAATTTGACATATTATTTCTCCGTGTAAGTCCATCCTGTTGTAGCATCTCCAGAAAAAACTAAT